GTTGGATCAGCGTCTCCGCGATCTCTTTCAACGGCATCCATTGGATGAAGTTCGTCAGTCCGCCCTTGTCGTTCCACGCGGCCCAATCAAGTACCGGAATCAACTTGTTCTCGATGTCAGGGCTGATCAGTTGCTCAAGCACCTGCTTTTGCTCACCGGGATAGACACCCGACAGCTTCAGCGCCCGCGTGAGCGTATCGATCCGGCCCGTCAGCGTATCCAGTTCCCGCGCCTGATCCTGGTATTCGATGTAATCAGGCACCGGGATACGCTTGTCGTTCGTCGTGGTGGCAAGGAGCGGATCGGGCGACGGAAAGAAGTCCGGCAGATTCAGCGGATCGTCAACCTCATCCAGCACCACGTCCGGTGTGCCGGGCGCGAGCCAAATTACCTTGCCGGCCGTCTTGTCCCAGAACTCGTCAACGATCGCCTTCTTGAAAATGTCCGGGGGTGCCTGCTTGTCGCCGGTCTGGCGATCGGATGCCTTGGCCGCGAAGTCCAGATTGACCTTGCCGCCCTTCTTCTTGCCGAACCGTTCGACCAGTTGCTCGCGGTTCATATAGGCGCGGTAGCGCACCCAGGAGACCTCACGCCATGTCCGGGCTGGACTTTCCCGGTAGTCCTCCCAGAACACGTAGTCCATCCGCGCTTCTTCGTAGACAACCTCGCGCAGCGGATCGGGATTGTCGCCCGAGCCCGCGACCGTGGCCGCGTTGCTGTCCGCTTCCTCGAACTCCTCGGACGATCGCGGTTCGATTTCGTCGCCGTAGCTTGGCACATACAGCACGCGCGGCACGCCACGCCCGGGCAGCAGCCGATCCTCGACCACCGCCTCCATCACCAGATCGAAGTCGCTGTTGTCCAGGCTGTAGCTGATCGCGCGTTCGAGCAAGATGCTAGCCAGGCGCCCGGTATCGTCCTGGTCTAGCCATCGTCGCTGCACGTCAGGTTTGGGGGTGCGCGCGTAGAGCGCCGGCTTGAGCGTCTGGACGTTGGACCAGAGGATGTTGAAGCGATGGACGTTGCGTAAGTCGTTGTTGCCGCGCTCGTCTCGATAGCGCTTGATGACCTCGCGGGCGCGTTTCTGCCAGCGCTCTTCCTCCTTGGCCGCGACGCGATCTTCTGCTTGCCAGCGCGCCCAGACAGCGGCCTCGCCGTCGCCAAAGTCCTCTAGGTCTTCAACGCGATCTGGACCGATGACGGTGTCGCTCATCCGCCAACACGCCTTCGGTCGCCGCCGAAGTCATGTGTGCGAGGGAACGGCGCGGGCGTGGTTGTCATAACCATGCCCTCCGCGCATCCCACGATGTCGTGCGCTGCAAGAAGTTCCCGGCGCAGATCGCGAATGACCTGGTCCTGCGCCTTCTCGCGTTCCCACGACGCGGCCTGCATACATCGGAGCGTCGCTATCTCGTGGCGCGCCAAGGCCAGACGATCCAGCAATATGCGTTCGGCCTCCGTGGGTATCGGCAACAACGCCATTTGCTCGCTCACTCGATCCTCCCCATGCTTTGTGACCGCGGCCGCGCGAGGCGCCACGCTTCGCCGAGGGTCATCTTGTCGGCGCCGCGGATTGGTTTTGGCACTTCCGGCATACGGGTCCAGGGCCGGCTCATCGCGGCATAGCGGGACTCATCAGCCGAGTGATCCTCGCCATCACTATCGACGTCCTCTGGCCTCGCCGTATCGTGTTGCACCGCCGGCACCGTGCGGATGAAATCAGCACACGTCGCGAAGACGAACATCATCGGGTCGCCGTCCTGTCCAATCAGCCGATCCCGCATCTGGGTCCAACCCGTCACCCGTGAATTATCGGCGCGTCGGAACAGAACGCCCAGTTTCATCATGGTTTCAGCGTGCGACGGTCCGCCATCGACCTTCCAGCAGGCCGGATCAGCCACACGATAGTCAATCCGTTCGCCTACTTCACGCTGCTTGATGCCAGCCGCGATCTCAGCCACGGGAAGGCCGATGCCTTTGTTCGGTCCGCTGGCGCCATACCATTCGCGATAACGCACCATCGCGCCAGGCGGCAGCCATCGACCGTCGATGTGCGCGCCGTCGCTGATGGCCCACCATCCGACCGAGAACGGCTTAGCCGATCCCCAGTCGAACGAGGCAAACCGAACCCAGTGCGACGGCACGGTGAAAGGTCGTAGGATATGCCGGGAGGGCGACCAGCAATCGAAGAACGCGCCGGTGACGACGGACCAGTCACCATCCAACCACGCGCGAACCAGCGTGTCGCTGCCCACCAGATAGAGCCGGTCGATGTAGGTCGGATCATTATTGAGCAGAATGCGGTTATCCTGCACCCGGCTCGGGATGTAGATGTAGTGATGCTCTGAGCCATTCGGCAGTTGCCGGATGAGTGGCACACGGCCAAGTGGCGCGGGGTCGATGTAACGGTGTTTGATCCACGCCTGACCTGGGCCGCCTGGGTTCGCGGTCAGGATCAGTTGAATCGGGACTGAGGTTTTGGAACGCAACGCGCCAAACAGCATGTCGATGGGTTGCGAGTCCTCGAAGTTGCCGGCTTCCTCGATCGCGCAGTCCGTGAGGTTCTGCCCCTGGTATTTCTGCGCGTCCGCGACGTTTTCGAGCGGTCGGAAACGAATGCGGCCACCACCCGGCATCCGGAAGGAACGTGGTTGCTCGCGCCATTCCGCGCCGAGCGGGATGTAAATTTCCTTCGCACGCTCGATCAGGTCGTCAGCCTGCGGCATTTCCTTGCGGAAGAACACGGCGTTGAAATCAGCACCATATCGCCATGATTTTATGGCGTATTTACCGAGAATGCCATCGGTCTTCCCGCCGCCGCGCGCTCCACCGAACAAGATTTCAGTATACGGGCACGTCACCAGCGCGTGTTGCGGTCCGGGCTGCGGTGCCCAGAGGATTTCGGTGTTGGAAGCGTCAAGCGGCACGGTCGTTCGCCACGACGACGGGCGTTGATCCGTCGCCGTATTGCTTGACCCAGTCCTCGGCGGTCACTGGCTTGTCAGCCACGACTCGGTGGACGTTGTCGGATTTCATGGTTGTGTCGGTGCTGGCGAGGCGCGGGTGTATGTAGGGAGCGGCGAGTGCTGCCGCCTCGATCTGCTTATCGGTTGGGATCGTGCCATCAGGAAGCGGCTCATTTCGCATTCGCGCGAGCATGACCTGAAGCGGCAGGATGCCGGAAGTGAGAGCATCCTGTCGCGCCTGTTCGGTCAATACCTTCTTGATAACAGTAGCTTTATTCGGCGTGCCTTTCTGGCGGCCGCTCGGTCGAGTGCCCTTCGCTGGTCCTGGCCGTTTCAAGACTTAGAAACTCGCTTATTTTAAGACTGGCATCAGTGAGACAACCGCTTGAAAAGTCAAGCCCTATTTGTCGGAGCAAAGGATCATGATCATCAGGAACCAAAACGGAACGCCGAGCCATCCGAGGATGAAATAGCTGATCAGTAGCACGACACGGATCCCCCGACGGGATAGCAGAACGCGGTGAGGCGGGGTTGGTAGGCTGGGACGGCGTAGGCGTGTCCGGCGTTTTGTAGGCCGGTGCCGAGGACCATGAGGGCGGCTGAGGCGTCATAGTCGGCCTGGGTGTATGGGCCGCAGGCGGTGAGGGCGAGGATGGCGGCGAGGGTAATGATGCGGGTCATGTTCGCTTCCTTTGGATGATGTTTCGGATGGTATCGGCGGCGTGAAGTTGTTGGTCGGTTGGTTCCGTGGTTGACGCGGGCGTATTCGGGGGCGCGTCGTCCCGGAGGGACACATTATGTCCCGAAGGGACTGCGGGGGCGCGTGGCATCTCAGACAACCCGAAGTCGATTGCCTCGACCAACACACCAGCCAACGACTGTCCGGTGTCTGCCCGACGCTTTCGCGCTCTGGCCAGGATATCGTGGGGGACGCGGATAGCGATTTGCTCCGATGTCCCGTTTTTTGCGCCTTTCATCATGCCGGCACGGTAGCACGTTTGCGAGCAAGGTGACATGCACCTACTGCAATGCACCCATGCTCAGACTATGGATGGACGGGTGACATGCACCCGGTTATGTTCGCTTCATCGAAACAGCCAGACGGAGCGGACAGATGACAAACCTTGAGCGATCCTGCCTCAAGCACGCCGCGGAGTGGCTTCGCTACTCACGCTCTCCCCAGGCGCGGATTGATCTGGAACGAGACAAGGCGAAGCGAGCGACGGCGGACAAGAAAGCTGGACACTCGCCATTGTGCGGCATTGAGAAGTGCCACCCAACTTGCCGCGCCTGACACCCCCGCGCGGTTCGCCGCGCCACTTAACACAGACGGAGCAACGAACATGAAAATCCAGATTGAAATCAAGAACGTGTACGGCCAGCAGACAATGTATCCGGTTTGCCGGCACGCGAAGTTCCTGGCGGCGATGGCTGGGACGAAGACGTTAACATCGGACAAGCTGCGGCTGATCTTGGCGGACGGATATGAGATCGAGGTCGTTCCAGCGAGCGTTGGGCAGCTGGTTGGCTTCGCGGCCTGACTTAACCCTCACGCGGTTCGCCGCACATGAATGGAGACACAACATGAATACCTTCACGATTATCACGCTTTTCGCGCTTAGCCTTATCGTCACGGTTCCCGCCATGGCGCAGCATTGCACGACGGTGTGCAATCAGGACGGGCGGATTTGCCAGACGAATTGCCGATAACCCCTGACGGAGAATGACGATGAAGCCCGAGGGTCACGCCTCGGGCTTTTTAGCGGTCGGAGTCTGTCAAGGTGTGGTCGCTCATGGTCTGGGCGCCACGAGGTCGGCGAGTGCCGAGGCGGTTTGGTAGATCGCGGTTGGGAGCGCGGGCGGGCGGCGTGTGAGGTCCCAGTCTCGCCATGCGGCGACGAAGGCGAGGACGGCTTCCTTGGCGCGGACGACTTCGATGTCAATGTCGGTGATCATGCTGGCGGTGCCTTTCCTGGCGTCCTCGCGCCCCGTGGGGCGGGTGTGGCCTCTGGCGGGTGTTGGTCAAGCGGCCTCGTCCTGGTCGCGGGCGTGCGGATGTTCGGTCCATCGGACGACTTTGATCCGGGGATTTTCCTGAGTTGTGAATTTCGCGAAGGCGGCCAGGGATTTGACCGTGTAGCGGAGTTTCCCGTCGGTTCCGCGTGCCTCGATCGGTCCATCTTCGGCCCCGGCGGCGATCAGATCGCGTGCCAGCTTACGAGCGGAGCATGATTTCAAGGACTTAGCGATGAGGTCGCCGCATTGCGCCACATCGTAGACCTGTGTGCCTCGGGCGGCGATCTGGCTGCTGATGACGAACTGGTGCGTGGGCATGATTCGTGGCCTTTCGTGAGGGGGGTGGCTGTCACCGGACGGGGGAGCGGTCCGAGGGGCATGGATTGCCATTCCCTGCACGGCGCGCGGGGCATGTTGGCGGGTGGGTCACGGTTCGGCGAGCAGCGTGTCGATCATGGCGGTCCAGATTTGGTCCGTACCGCATCCGGTTGGCATTCCGGTTGTCGGATCGGATCGGACGTTGTGGCCGGTGAGTTGCATGGCCTCGGACGGCGTTCGGATCGCTTCGATGGCGGCTCTGGCCTGAGCGATGCAGAGGGCGCGCAGCGGTGTGTGCTGCTCGTCCCACGGGACGGGTCCATCAGGGCCGAGTTGCGGATCGGCGTTGTAGATCGCGCGGGCGGCGGCCTGCAGGGGGTTCATGCTTCAAAAATCCAGCAGCGGGGTTGTGGTGGCGGGCGGCTCGGTCAGGTCGGCATCGAGGGGAAAACCCGTTCGCACCAGATCGGCTGCGTCACCTTCAGCCATGCGTTGTCCGGAGTGAGCCGGCGAACCTTGCCACTTGCGCGGTTGGCGGGCGACGGAGCCGTGGGCGAGGATGAGGCGGGCGATGGAGGCCATGTCCCAGACCTCGATGGCGCGGCCTTCGTGGGTCGCGCGGACGGCGATGGCGAGGTCTGGCGGGAGCGTGGTCTCGGCCGCCGACAAGCCCGCTACGACGTCCGTGGGCGCCGTGTGGCCGTTCAAGGTAGCTGCCAGCCCGGCGAGACTGTTGGTGGCCTGTAGGCCACCGGCGGGGAGCGCGGTGTGGACGGTTGCGTTGTTGGCGCGGATGACGGCGGCCTGCTCCGATTGCGTCCTGACCAGCACCAGAATCGTGCCGTCGTCACCGAGTGGCGTTTCCCAACACGAGACATCGAGGGGTTGATGGCCGGCGGCTTCAGCTTCGCGGTCCATGAAGGCGAGGGCGGCGATCATCTTGGGGCCGACCTCGGCCACGGCGTCCGGGTCACTCGCGTCGAGAGCCTGTCGGTAGGCGTCCCAACCGCGGGCGTAAGCGGCCAGCGTCGATGGGCTGACCAGGCGTTCGAGGCGCCCGACGCCCCACCGCTGTTCCGAAGCGAAAAAAGCAGCGTCGATTGGAGTCAGGCTCAACCTGAACCTCAGGTCGTCCTCGGGGGTTCGGATGCGGTTTGGGTAGGTCATGCTGTCCGCCATATGCGAAGGGTTCCATCCGGCATTTTCCGGGTTCGGTAATCCCATTGAGGATGCCGCCTTTTCCAGTTCGTGACCGCTGCCCTGGCCCGCGCGAACGAATCCTCTCCGACCAGAATGCTTTCCCCCGGCTTCATCTCGCCGAATGGGAAGAGCCTTGGCCTACCGCCTTTCGCCGGCCCGGCCGAACCTGGCGGCGGCGGGAAGTCTCTGTCTATTTCATACATTGCCCTACCTCTTATGAGTTTACCAAACAATACATAGAAATATAAACAGTGCAATAGAAATCAATCAAATGGTGTCATCTAACAGTGTCCAGATTTCCAGAAAATGAAACACCAGAACGTGTCAATGTTGGCGGGAATCGCGAATCCCCCTCATCCATGAAAACAGAGAGAGAGAGAGAGTTTTAAACCTTTCCCGCGCGTACCAACATTGTCACGTTCTGGTGTTCCATTTTCTGGAAATGTCACAATACCGCATACTGTGACATTCTCGACAGTCATTCTCATATATTTGGAATAGTCCAAGACTAACATTACTAACACTTTAACCTAACAAAACGTGACATTCTCGACAGCATACAAAAGTTAAAACGTGACATTCTCGACAGCCTGCAAAAGTCAAAACGTGACGTTCTCGACAGTCATTTCAACACATGAGACAGTCAGTTTTCAGGATCTGGTTCGCTGGCGATGAGTTCGTGCAGCGCCGACCGTCGTTGCCGCTCAGTCTCGGCGCGTTCCGCGAAGAAGGTTTCGAGGCGTGGATTGACGATCCAGACGCGATTGGTGGCGCCTTCATTTTCGGGGAGCAGCCAGCCTCCCGCGACCAGGGGCGAGATGAACTTCGCCACATCCTGGACGGTCTGGTTGCGGCAGGCTCGGATGTTCCTGGTCAGGTCGGAGATCAGCAGGCGGGGCATTTTCCGGGTCAGGATAAAGCCCGCGATGGCACGTATGGTTTCAACCGGGGCGCCCGTCTCGCCCATGTTCAGATAAACATTGACGGCATGTGGAAGCACGCACCGCATGATGAGGGTGCGAGCCATTTCAGCGGTTTTCTGGCTGATGACGTAGCCCATTCCCCGTGGCTCGACGTAGGACAGCACGAGGGACAGGCGTCCGAAGACGCCAGGGAGTTTACCAATGAAGGAGGCGAACTTCCGCCCCATGGGTCGCAGGCGTTCGAGGCGGAACAGTTCGCGTTCCATTTCAGCTCGAACCTCATGCGCGCCTTCGGAAAGCGTGGCGGAATGATTACCGGGTATCTCCACCAGGCCGCGCACCATGGCATCGTAGGCGTTGACCGGGCCGGTATCGGATTCATCCACGCCAAGGCCGGCCGCGGATACGATGACGGGAATGAAGCGTTGCCACAGTCCGTCATCGGTCAGATCGTGAAACTGAGCCAGCTTGTCTGGTTGGATGCCGCCGCAAACGGTGATCATCAGATTATTGATCGGCACCGTGCCGCGTCCCACGCGATCGACTACATGCGGGCCGCCGGTATAAGCCCTCAGAAAGAAACCGCGTTCCGATCCGCCTTTGCCGTTGGCGTATTTGTCCATGCCGCCGATGAATGTGGCCAGTTCGTCATAGAACATGGCGACGCCGCGATCCTGCCCGGACAGGATATCTTGCAGGCTTTCCATGGTGGCATCGTGCGATATCAGGCGCCGTGGCCGAGGCGGCGGTTCGGTGTCCTTTCGCTCATCCTTTGGCAGTCTGTTATAGACCGTCATCTGATCCATCCAGGCGCGCAGCGCGATGTTTTGCAGCGCCTCAAGAGGTCGCCATGTCTCCTGAAACGTGGGCGTTTTCTTGGTGGATGGTTCACCGATCAGAGCCACCCAAAGCGATGGCGGGACGGCCCATGTGTCATGCTTCTTCATCCGCAGGCGAATGCGGCCATCGAGCGCGGCGCTGCACGCGGACAGTGCGGACCATGCGATAGCGCATGGATCGGCGCCCATGATCCTGGCGCGGCTTTCGGTGAATGCCTGGATCACGCCTGGCATGGCATGGATTGGAAACGCGGGCGCTTCGAGTTCACCCCATGGGTCGAAGATGGCATCGCCGAACGGTTTGTCCGGTTCGGCGCCGATCAGGTTCTCCTGATCGGGCACGCCCCACTTGCGGCGCGCCCCGTCGATGGCCGTGGCGACCTCCTTGCGGGTATCGGCGACGGTGTAGCCGGCTAAAGTCCAGTCCGCGCAATGGCCCATGATCTCGACGCTGGTGCGGCCCTGGCCGACCCAGTGCGCGACGAGGCGGATCATATGGTTGTGCCATTGCCGGCCGGCCTTGATGGCGTTGATGTGGGAGGCGACCGAGGACAGGCCGCGTATGCCGAAATCGAACGGTTCGCCGTTGGCTTGCTGTCCTGGTTCTTCCGTCTTCGGCAGTTGGCTGGTCAGGGCCGAGATGGGGAATGTGCGGGAGCGTGGCGTCCAGGCTTCCGGCAGTACGAGTTGGACCAGTTCGGGAACGCGCCCCTCGTCCTTTTTCCAGGGCCACGCGATGGTGCCTGGCAGGCGCATGAGTCGGGATGGATTGATGACCGAGGGATCGCCGCCATAGAGTTTGTGCAGCCGCACGTTCAGGTCGCGCACCATTTCCGGGGAGACGATCGGCTCCGAGGTTTTGAACCATGATTGCACGCGCAGTCCCGGCACGGTGCCGGTGATGACGGAGCAGTTCGGCCGCACCATGCTTTCGACGGTCTTGGCGCGTTCCACATCCTCGGCCCGGTCGATATCGGACCAGATACCCGGTGCCTGCAGGAAGTCCCCATCGGATGTGTAGGGGGGGAACTCGTGCTGGCGCACGGTGGCGGCGCGAATATAGACCGATTGGCCGGCGACCATGTTCTCTTGCGTGGCGGTGGCCGCGAGCGCGGCCACGTCGCATCGCTCGAACTGCTGAAAGTGCACGAGACCGCGCCCGTCCTTGTCGAGCCACCCTATTTCCAGCACGCCATGGTTGGTTTTCTCGAACCACCACTGGCAAAATTCGGTCATCATGGTTCCGTCCGGACGCAATTCGCAATCCGGCCCGGCGTAAGCCGTTGCCATGGATGTTTCCTTTTTTATCGCTCAGTCAGGCACGGCACGGCGGTCAGAACGGCAGTTTGGCGGGTTCCTTGTAGCCGGGAGGAAAGACGGTGATGATGATTTCCTTGGCGGCCCTCGTGATGGCGGTGTACACCCAGGAAGTTCGTTCCTGTTTTTTGTAGTATTCATCGATCAGGATCACGCGGTCCCATTCGCTGCCCTGGGCCTTGTGCACCGTCATGGCGTAACCGAAATCGAACGACGTGATCGGTTCGATCTGCTGCGGCACGTAGTTTTTCATGCCCGCGAACGTGACCCACGGCACCATGGTCAGCGCGCCGTCCACGTCAAGCCAGATGGTATGATCGCCTTCAATGAAGGGTTTGGCGAGCAGGTAAACGGCACCATTGAAGATACCGAACTGCGGTGCGTTCTTGAGGCACAGGATCGGCTCGCCGATCTGTGGATTGGGTTGAACAAAGCCGCGCACGTTGCGCGCGTGCAGGTTGGCCGCGTAGCGCGTGGCATTGGTATGGCACAGGATCACGTCGGCGTTGATGACCTCTTCATCGGTGATGCCGCGATTGACCACCTTGAAGGCGTCGCCGTCCGTCATGTAGTGGCTTCCCTGGCGAACCCGGTATGCCTGCCTGATGATCGGGCTTTCCAGTGCCTGACGGTGGATCGTCTGAAGTGTGTAATTGGCATGATCGAAAAAACGAGCGCCGCTGACCGGTGGTAACTGACCGGGATCGCCGCAGGCGACGATCTTGGCGCCAGTCGATATGATGTCGCGGGCCATTTCATGATTTAGCATGGAACATTCATCTATCAAAACGATCTTGTTCGCCAGTTGGCCGCGCTCGTGTTGCTTGTCGAAGTGCAATATCTGCTTGCCGCGCTTATCCACACCAACCTCGATCAGTTTGTAGAACGCGGCGTGGATGGTGGTGGCGGGCAGTCCGGTCTTGCGGCGTAAGACCGAGGCGGCCTTCCCGGTCAGGGTGCACAGGATGGCATCGGGTACGTCCTGCGCTACCTCGGCCAGCACCGTTGTCTTGCCGGTGCCGGCCAGGCCATGCAAGGCGAACTGTCCGGGGTCTTGCCGATCGCCGAGGTATTCAAAGATGAAGTTGCTCGCGGTTTCCTGCTCCTCGGAGAGCGTAACGGCCTTGGTCTGGGCTGATGGGGCGAGCGGCATGATCGTTCCTTTTCAGAGTGGCGCGACGAGCAGCATATCGAGGTTTTCAGGATTTTTGGTCAGGCCAATGTAATGGCCTTGCTTGGCGCCATCGTGCGCCGCTCGAAGCACGCCGAGGGCTTCACGGACGATGGCGGTTCTGGTCAGGCCACGTTCCGCCGCGAGGCGGTCCATGACGGCGGTGACTTCGCAAGGAAGCCGCATATTCAGGCGGTTGGTCATGGCGCATAGGATACATAATGAATACGCCATGTCAACCTATGAATTGTCGTCTTCCTGACATAAAAGAAACCCCCGGCGATGAGCCGGGGGCTGAGTTGTCTGTCTGAGCGATGGGGCTTTGCCCCATGTCTATATTACCATGGAACCCGTGTGGTTCCGTGAACGCTCTAAAACGGCATTTCAGCGGATGGCGCCGCTGTCGCCGCCGGCTGAACCGGTGGCGGGGGTGGAGGGGGTGGAGGGGGCGCCGCTGTGGGTTGTGCGGGAGCGGCCTGTTGTGGTGCCGTGTGGCCATTGCCGCCCGTGGGAACCGGTGTTGTCGGCGCACCCAGCAGATCGGGGCGCTCGGTCCATCCGTTGATCGCGAACACGGGCGCGTAGTTGGTCGAAGACCGCGCGCCGGTGCCGCTCTTGATGGCGATGGTCTGGGGGATGGACACGATGGGGATTTGCCCCGTCCCCGCTTCGGGGGCGCGGAGGTAGGACTGATAAAGATCGTCCATCGCGTTCATGACCGCCGCCGAGGCGCCGATCCATTCCCGTACCCCATCAATCGCGTTGCCGGCCAGTTTGACGTAGAAGCCAGGACGATAGATCGCCTTTCCCTCACTGTCCTTGTCCGCCGGTTGCTCGATCGTGGGCTGCCCCTCGACATAGGGCTTCATGTGCCGAACCGGGCCTTGCGCGGTGAACGTCACCCAGCCCGCTTCCAGCGTCCGGAAGTCCACCGCGAACTTCGTGCCAGGGGGTAGTTCGATATCGACCGCCTGCTGTCCGGGCGAGCGTTCCACCTTGAACATCTTACCACTACGAGCGTCAAACTTGCATATGGGAAGAAAATCCCCATTCGTTACCTTATAACCGAAAGCCATTGTCTTTCACCTTTTACCAGTTACAGCGCGGACCATCCGGGCCGTCCGCCTCGCCCATGCGCCCGAGGTCATTCTTCCCTGGGCGTATCTCGTGACCAGAAGGGAACCTGCGCCAGTTCATAGTTGTGCGTGTAATCTTCCTCGACCAGCGCGAAGTCTTCCCTGGCGCGTGTTTCATCCTCATAGGCGCGTACGATGGCACCCCCCGACCGGTCGGAATAGTGCCAGGAAAGCACCCACACCGATTTCATCGCGGCAGCAACGACAGGTATTCGTCATACGCCACGCGCGCCTCGTTCATCGCCTCAACAGCCTCGTCGATCGCCCGCTCGTTCTCAACGTGATCCAGCAGTTCGATCGCGTCCTGACTGGCGAGATACAGTTCGTGCGCCCGCATTCCCGCGTCCGCCGCTTCCTTGCTGATTGGCGTGATCTTCATGTTGCTTGCTCCTTTGTGAAAGTCAGTCGCGGAACGCCGCGTCCTCCGGTGGCGTGTGCGATATCAGCGGACGCCGAGGGGCCTTACCAGTGATCCGGCCGCACGCTGAACAGCGAAACGCCACCCATATCACACCATCCGGCGTGACGGCGGAGACGACCGTTCCCGTGTTCCACAGAAACCAATGGCACAGATCGTGAAGGATCACGTCACCGTACCTTTCATGCCGATTCCAAAGCGAGCCACGCCTGGTTCTCCGCGTATTCCCACATCCAGGCGTTCGAGGCGTAACACCACGCGGCGGGGATAGCCTTGAACGATATTCCGTTAAACATGGCGATCCACCGCGCGCTCATCTCGGATCGAGGGAAGTTGGCCGCGACGCTCGTGAACCCCGCCGCGCGCAGTTGTTCCGGCGTGACCGGCGGTGGTGTCCAGGGCGTCATCGTCCTTTCCTGGTGTAAATTTTAGGCTCATTGTAGAACTCGATCCCGTCCACCTTGAACGTCGCGATGTTCTTGCCGGCGGATTTCATGGCGGCCTTCACCATCGCATCGTTCACCTGAAGATACGCGAGCGGCACTTTCGACAAGGCGGTGATTTTGTACTGCCAATCGTCCTGCAATCCCGCGATCGAGTTATGAACCGACCGCACCCGCGACAACTCAGGCAGCGACGCCGTGGCCCGCGCCTCCGCCTCCTGCGCGGCCTGTAGCGCCTCAATGGCCACTTCCCCATCCCCGCCCCGATCGGCCGCCTGTAACGCCTCCTGGGCCGCCGCGGCGAGGCGTTGCGCCTCCCGTTCCGCCGCCTCGCGTTCGGCCTTCGCCCTGGCGGCGAGGAAGGCCGCGATGCGCTGTTCGATGATGGGCAGCAGGACTTCGAGCGAGTCCTTGATCCGTTTGGCCATACCGTCGATTTGTCGGGTCGCGGCCAGGACCGGCTTTTTGATCCGCTCCCGCGTCACATCGCAATCCGCGATCCCGGCCTTGACCTGTTCGCGGAAGTCGGTGGCGATGCCGCAGATGTGCTCATCCGCGATGCCGTCCCGCGTCGCCACCAGGAACCGCTCGTAACGGTCGCATAGCTTCGTGGCCGCCTCGCGGTGGGATAGATATTGCGCGTCCAGGTAGTCCGTCAGGAGCGCGGGATCGAGATCGCGCGCCAGATCGACATCGGGTGTGTTGCGCAGCTGTGACGCCATCGCGGCGGCCTCTCCCATTTCAGCGGTCAGCATCTGTATTTTCCTTTGGCGGTTCAGGAAGCGGCATCCAGTGTGTCGCCGTCCCATGATGGAACCCGCCGTATTCCGGAGGAATTTCCTCAATCTCGATCTGAAAGGCATCATCGGCGCACACCCAGACCGGACCATCATATTCGCGGCCTTCGTGGTAATCGTGCCATTGTCCCGGCGAGAACCACGCTTCAACGATGCCGTGGCATGTGGTGAATAGCAGGATATGCGTTTCGCTGTTCATGGGCGCCGTGGATATCGGTTGCCATTCCATGACTCAAAAAGTCCTTACATCGCGTATGTTCACTCGCTCACCCGGCTTCTCGGCGGGATGATCGCGCAGGTGGAAATACTCGGCGTCCGTGCATCGCTCGCCGTGGAGCCACACATCCTCCACCGGTGCCGACTGGTAGCCGATCTCGGCCTGCAGGATGCCCATGACGGACCAGATGCGAGCCGCGCACCAGGGACCGCCACGGGTCACGCGGATCTTGAAGCGGCCCGGTTCCGGACGATCCACGCGGCGGCTCTCTTGCTTCTGATCAGCCATC